GAAGTTACCTGGTGCGAAGCAGATAGCGCCAATGTTAGTAGCAGCAGTAGCAGCACCACCAGCCTTGGTTGGGAATTCCGCAGATACTAGAACTGGGGTATTACCTAGTGAACCAATTTGACCTTGTAGTAGGGTAGCCTGTGGACCAACCTGTGCCATTGTCTGGAAGCTTGTATCGTCTAGTAGATCGTAGTAGATTTCGGTAGATACGATGTATACTAGTTCAGCAGGATCAAGACCCCAAGCACCTAGGTCCTTACGTAGAGCACGTAGATTAGCAATAGTTGCTACGCCAGTGTTTGTAGGAACAACTACTGAAGTAGTATCCCAGGTTGACAGACCCTTAACAGGATCAGCACCAGCACCAGCACCTAGAAGGTAAGCACGATCAACGGCACGAGCAATACGACGAACCATGGCATCGCGAACGATAGGCATAATTACAAGAAGCGAATCTTCTTCTTCTTCGTAAGCTAGGTATTCGTTAGTTGCTACCTTGTACGCATTAAGGGTAATTTCCTTTAATACGTGTGGTGAGCCAGAACCAGGGGTTTGACCAGTAGTAGCTGTAGTACCACCAGGTGAATTGGTTGTACCAAACTGGGCGTTAGTTACCCAGCTAGCTAGACCAGCTTCAGGGTTAACTGGTAATGTCATAACGTTAGTCTGCATAGCAACATTACGTAGTAATGGAGCAACAACTAAACGACGACGAACTTCTTGTTCCATACGTAATGAAACTTCTAGTTCCCAGGTAGCTGAAGGCATGTGTTGGCCGACCTTTTCAACCACTGCTTGGCCGAAACGTGTACCTGTAATACCCTTACCGGTAATCTTACCTAGTAGATAAGCCTTTTCGCGATCAGCATAGCTATCGTCTGCACTCTTACCACTACGATCGCCAGTAAACTGCATCTTGCTGGCTTGAATCTTAGCCATTTCTTCTGTCTTTTCCTTAATGGCTGCTTCTAGGCCATCAAGAGCGGTTTTGGAGCTAGTTGCCTGGTCTTCCATACGCTTTGTAATTTCGGCTAGGAGCTTTTCTGCACCGCTCTGACCCACTTCAACTCGTGCATCAACTGCTGCCTTAATACGAGCTTCGATTTCTGCATCTGCATCGGCCTTAGCCTTAGCTTCTGCCTTTTCGCGAGCTTGCTTTTCTTCCATTTGGCGAGTTGCTTCTTGAGCGGCCTTAAAAGCTGCTTCTGCTAGCATCTTTTGGATTTCTTCTGGATTCATATTCCATTCCTTTGGGGTTGTGCTTTTTGCTTCCGTAGTGGACTCTAGCCCTTTAGCTGATTCGGACTTAGGTGCAAACTGCTCTTTAAACTTCTTGTAATCTTCAATATTATCAAATGACTTTGATAGACTAAAAAGAGTATTTTGATTGCAGGGAATTGATACAACCGATATTTCGATTAGTTCAATTGCCTTAATTAAAAATATCTCAGCATCTGAGTTATAATCAGCATCGATAATTTTAAAACCGATACTGAAGGCTGTTACTACCCCATCTTTAACGAGGCCAAATATCTCAGCTGCTGCCGAAATACGTGCTTTAATATATAGGCCTTTACTGTCTGTCTTGTAATCTACCATTCTACCACATGGATCATCATAATCATGATTAGCTAGAATAATAGGGTTCTTAAGATAGTTCTGCATTCCGGTATCCCAGACTGCAGCAGATACTACATCACCGGCACGGTCTACATCATTGGTACTTGCGTAACCTTCAATGAAAACTGATTCGGTAGTAGTGGCTTCCCCGGCCTCAGAACTTGCGTCTGGGTCAGCCATGTCTTTATTAACAGTAAAAGCACTACTAAAATATAGTACTTTATCTTTATTCATAAGTCTCCTTAATTTCCTTTTGGAGGTTCTTTACCACCAGTATTCGGAGGTTTAGGAGGCGCACCACCTACACTAGGGTTTATAGCAGATCCAGCAATATTAGCAGGAATACGAAGATCGTCGTGTCCCGCCTGTGGAGGTCTGCGTAGTTCTACACGCGCTTCGTTTGCCGATAGGATACCACCATTAACTAACGTAGTTAGGTAGTTGGCTAGATCTTTAATATCTGGCTGTAGTGCGGAAACATTGCTTGTAATAGGTTCAATATCATAACCAAAATAGCGCTCTAAGGAAGCGGTAAATCTTAGTACAATCGGCATTACGGTTTCTAAATAGAATAAGCGAAGGTTTGGGGCAATGTTTGCATTATTACCACCATCTAGTAGAATTGGTGGAACACCTAAGGCTTTTAATATTTTATCATCATGGGTATGGATACTAACGTCGAAATCCATGTCTTTAAAACTAGCGGAAATACCTGCAAAAGGTTTCAATCCGCTATCAAGAATCATAGGACGCTTAGCACCATTTTTTGGGCTATATCTTGCGGACCAATTAGCAATTGTTTTATCCTTAGCAACCTGACTTAAAGTGTTATCAGATGTAAGAATTAGTCCAGTTACTGCACCATTTTCAAAGAACTGATCTTGGAAAACCTGCATTTTATACATAGTAACAATACTGCGATTAGCGGAAGCTAGTCTACTACTACCACGATAAATAGATGTTGAACTCAGATCTTTAAGGTGAATGATCTCACTAGGCTTAAATACTACTGTACGGTTATAAGTATAAGAACTTACAAAAGTAATAGGATCTGTTTCTATCGTTACGTGATTAGCAGGGAGATGGTATAAATATACACCATCATAGTAAATGAATATATTACCTTCTAGTAAGAAGTCTGTAAATATATTATTGCGAAAATCTTGTGAAGACTGGTGTGGATTAGGACTAAAATTAAGAAGGGTGTTTAACGTCTTCTGTCTAACTCCATTAATTATACCATTTTGTAGCTTATCTTTAATATCGTAATCTAAACTAGATGCTGCGCTAACAATCATGTTAACGCCTCGGTTCACGACTTCTAACTTATCGAATGCTTGATTATAAGTAATCAATGCATCTGTATTGATAAAGAGACCTTGCTCGCGACTAATCATCGACTGAGCTGGATTATCTTTCTCTTCGCTAGAGTCAAACCATGTTCGTGGATTATACCATTTCATGGATTTCCTTAGTAAAACTGCGCAAAATGTCGAATGGACGGATGAGCTACTTTCTCCTCAACGTAACCACCTTCATGCTTTGCTCTTTGTTTTTCAATCCATAAAACTTGTTTACTAGCAGATTGTGCGGTTGGTGCTTTACCGTAGACAGCATGTAACGCCACGTGATGTTTATTACATAGAGTATAAACGTCGTCGTAGAGTTCCTTATGATGTTCTTCAATAAACTGATCGCGTACTGCGAGAATACCGTCGTCTGTAGAAATATCGTATTTATTTCTAGCTGCCCAGGCATTTAATAACAAGGTAATGGAGTGAGTATGATGTAATTCTAAATCCAACGTGGTAGCGCAAATATGACAAAAAGACTTCTTTTCATAGGCTGCTTTAGCCCTGTCTCGAACCCACTTAACGGGGATGCGATTATTATTAGTATTTTTTGCCATTTCTTAATTTATTACCAAATTTTCGGATTTCCTTATTATAGCATGGGGGCATACTAATGTCAAAACTAAAATTAGTATCCTACCAAAAACAAAAAAGCCTATAAGTCTTATGAACTTATAGGCTTCTTATATTACTTAAATTGTATAGGTATACAATGCGTAACGTATAGCATCAGCAATGTGTGAGTGAATATCGTGCTTTGGTTTTTCTTGTACTAAGTTTTCTCGCTTATCCCATTGGTATTGGTCAAACATAGCTAAAGTATGTGTACAGTGAGGTGATACAAAAATTCTACTTTGTTCGACTAAGGTCTGCACATACGCGATACCTTCTAGGACTTGTTTCCTACCATTAATTGTAGCAATATCATAGGTATATGCTAAGTCACTAGCAAACTGTGCTGCCGCTGCATCGATGAATATACAGCTAATATTATGTTTAGTTTCGAACTCTTTAATAGCTTCCGCATGCTTTGCAGTTACAGCTTCTGACTCTAGGTACTCATCTACGATATGGAACGATTGATTAATATCGTTATATACTATAACTACAAAAGCTGTAGGGTCTCGGTATCCTGGGTCTAGGCCACCTATAGCCTCTTCGTTATCTACTGGTGTATGTTCTTTAATACACTCAGTAGGTAGTTGATAAATTTGACCTTCGAAGGTTACGAAGCTAGCTAAGTATTCCTGATCAAACTCCGCCTTAGACATAGCTTTTCTAGCTTCTGCTACGTCTGCCTCGGTCATGCGCTCATTTTCAGTATAGTCAGCCTGTAGTGAGATCCATTCTGGATATTGGGGATTAAATCCGCGCTGCCAGAAAGTTGAGAACCAGTTATTTCTACCGCGAGGTGTAGAAATAAAGATAGCCTTAGCACCTGGTCGATCTAGAGTAGGACGTAGAGATACATTGAAAGCTGCTTCCCCGTCGGCACCTAGAGCTGCTTCGTCGAAGATGATAAGATCGTACGAACGCCCAACACAACTATCTACGGTACTTAACGAACCCATTCTAACTGTGGAGCCATTAGACAGTTCAATGATCTTATCTTTTAAGTTATCTTTAGTAACTTCAAGATCAAAGTGCTTAATGAACTTACGCTGTAATTCAAAACTAATACTTGATAAAGTATAGTTAGGAGACATAATAAGTACGTTACAGCCAGGAGCTAGTGCAGTTAGTTGTCCTATGACATTAGCAATGAATGTCTTACCTAGACGTCTAGATAGTGCTGCTACAATGAAACGATACTTAGGATTGTTAACTGCATTAATGAATGCAATTTGGGGTCTATTTAGTTGATCGTAAACTGACTCCCCATTCCAGGTTAGTAGCTTAAGATAATTAGCTATAGGTAGCTTAATGAATCTTTTGCTGGCAGGATACTCAGTTATATTTACTCGATCAATGTCATCTCTACTAACTATTAACATGGTCTGCAAATAAGGTTATGCGAAGCATATAACTTATCCCATACATTAGTCTTCTTATCAAAGAAGTTTTCTTCCCTATATAATGTAGGCTTGTGCTCTTCTATTGTATAGCCCAATTCAGTAATATACTTCCGCAAACTAACAGACTTAGATACGCGGTCATCCTCAATATAAAGAACTGGCCTACAGCGTCTAATTGTGTCCACCGCTCCTTTAAGGACTTCCAGCTCGTAGCCTTCCACATCGATTTTAATAAATCCAACATCTTCGCTACTCGCAATCATATCATCAAGTGTTACAACTACAACCTTATAACTACCATAAGGAGATTTAGTATTTAAGCTAATACCACCAAAATTACCTTTTTCAGAGTAGTGTAGCTTTGGCATTTCTGCAGTACCCTCAGCTGAACCAACCGCAACATTATGTGCTTCGCCGCCAAAGTTCATCTGTAATACTTTATACACTTCAGGCTGTGGTTCAAAAGCAATTACTTTGTAACCACTAGTTTCTAGCGCTTGAGAAATAACACCAATATTGGCTCCTACGTCTAAACATAGTCTGTTCTTATAAGCTAGGCTAATAATCATTTCTGTCTCGTCGGGATTATACTCACCATAGTGATATAATGACTTTCCTACATACTCATCTTTAGCGAAGAAAGTACTCTTACCCCAACGTCCATCAACTGATTTATACATTAAAATATCCTCTACGTAGTTCAATAATATCGGCTTTCTTAGCCACTAACTTATCAGCAACGATCTTAAACACTTTATCCCAGTCGCCAGGATTACGAATTACTTTAATTGATGGATACCAAATATTACCCTCACCGATCGAGTCATTACCCCATCTAAAGTCAGTCTCAATTGAGGGTTGTAGTAACCATACTTCTTTACCCATTGATCCAGCCATGTGAGCCACTGAAGTATCTACAGTGATAAGTACATCTAATCCAGCAATAGCTTCAGCTGTAGCTACCCAAGTAGCTCCTTCGGCCTTACCACCATTTGTCCCAAGAGCTTTAATACCGCGATAATCCTTCGACCCAAAACTGTAGAAATTAACGCCTGGAAATGCAGCAGCTAAGTCAATAAATCTATTAACTCCAATAGAACGATTTCTATTGTTATTATGAGTTACTGAACCAGACCACTCTACTCCAACATTTAGTTCCCACATTCCCGAATATTCTCTGGCTTTAAACTTTCCAGCTAACCATTCAGCATCCACCATTCCGAAGCGGCCTGCTAAAGAGCAGATAGGAATAGCCGCAGTAGCTCCGGATGCTGAAGCAACTCTACAAACTTCCCACTTATCAAAGATACAATCTAAATGTGGAGGACATTGAACTACAACTTGATTACAATATTCTTCTAAGCAATGAATATAGCGACCAAACATAATCTTGTCACCAAAGCCTTGCTCTGCTAATACAACTATTTTGTTATGCTTAGTAATTCCATCCCATAAATCAACTGATCTATCAATAGGTACAGGGTTACCACGACGGAACCTAAACTCATACATCTTCCAGGCTGACTCAATATCTACTTCTTCTCCGCTACTAAACTTACGTAAAATAGCTGAAGCATAGTTCCAAATAGCATCCATCAGCTGAGAATTTTTTGTTAGTGCCATACTGTAGTAGGCTATTGCACGATCATCATCACTATTAGCATAATACCAAAGACCTAAATTACTAGCAGCTAGATCATAGAATGCAAACGAACCATTTGCGAAAGGTATCTCATCACTAAAGGCTTTCTCGTAACATTTCTTTGCCTTATCCCAGCTACCTATAGCTTTGTACGCATTTCCTAAATTTAGGTAACATTCTTTGAATTCGTTTAATTTAATTTCGCGATTTAAAAACTGCACGGCCTTTTCAAAGTTACCGGCTTGTAGGTACTTCGTACCTTTATTATAATTGTTAAAATCAAACATTATTGTCGATTATTCTTTCTAGTAGTTTTGCGTAGTTAGATCCACCATCGTTAATCTGTACGTTAACTTGTGATTTTGGGGCATTAGAGCCTTGAAGTTTACGAAGTTGAATTTCTTTATCCATCAACTCCATAGTCATTTTATGGCTAAGGGCCATAATTTCTAAAATATCTTTATTTGATCCTACTCCTGCTTCGTCGAGTTCTTCAAACTTCTTCGAGATGATCGCATCCATCGCAGCGCGCATCTTAAAACGATTATTGAAACCTAGGTCAAAGAATACCTGATCTACATAAGCCTTTACCTCACGTTTAGCTAGTATTTGTGTTACGAGTTCTGGAGATACTCCAAGTTCGTCAGCTACTTTATTTGCGTCTTGTAGCTGCAAATAACAATTTGCTACCTCGAGGGCTTCGGGGCTAATTTCCAGTACCTCTGCAGGGTGTGCTACGGGTAAGCCATTACTCATACATTCTTTTCGTATTATGGGGAGATTAATACATTATAACACGTGGGGGCGGAGTGGGCAAGTGTAAAATTTCGGGGCAGTTAGGTAACGTTGTTGTGTGAATAAATAGGCTGTGAGAGGCTTAGCACCGAAAGTTGTGTGAATAAATTAATAAATAGGCCGTGAGGATAGGCCACCGGGGTGGGGTAGGGGGTATATGTCTGATAACCGCCCCCGTACCATTTTACCTTGTCAGCCTGGTCCGCGTCAACAAGTCAATTGTAACAACGTGTAACAGCAATAATAACCCTACAAAAAATAGGACTTGCCTGGCGAACTGTTTTTAGGCATAATAGATTCATCGGATCAGGAAACAGAAAGAAACGAAATGTCTACTACCCTCATCGCCCACCTCCGTGCTGTTCGTTCCTTCCACATCGCTAAGGGCGATCTACTGCTAGAGGCGGGCGAAAATCGGGCGGCTGCCGATCAATACGAACAGGCTATAAAGGTGCAATAAATGCTTGCTATCACTAAGGCATCCTGGTAAAATCTCTCATACGCGCTAGGCGTTTTCCTAGCATCCTGTCAACTACAAGGAATTTAGACATGGCTACCAATACCACCAAGACTGCCAAGGCTGTCAACTATACCCCGGAGCAAACCGCTACCGTTGTTTCAGCTTACGTTGCCGCTCCTACTAAGGAAACTGTGGAAGCCCTTGCTTCCAGCATGGGCAAGACCGCTCGTTCCATCATCGCCAAGCTCTCGCGTGAAGGTGTGTACAAGGCGAAGGAATACACCACCAAGACTGGTGCCGCTCCCATCAAGAAGGACGAACACGCGACGAAGATCGCGGAACTCGTCGGCCTCAGCGATGGCGAAGCTGATTCGCTCACCAAGGCGAACAAGACTGCTCTTGTGAAGATCGTTTCGCATATGGTGGCTATGCAGGCCACCATCGACGAGGAATTCGACGTCGAGGAAATTGACGAATAACACCGTTGACATAAGGGACTTCGGTCCCTTATAATCAAGACTCACCACCAAAGGAAACTGAAATGAACCGCACCCAATCGAACGAAATCCGCGCTTCCATCGGCCTGACTCCGCTGCCTGCGGTGGACAACAGCGCACAGCGCAAGCGGCAGGCTGCTAACAAGGCAGCGCGGGCGCAAGCCTCGCGCGATCTGAAGGCGAAGCGCAGCAAGGGCAAGTAAGCCAAACAAAACCCTGCATGATGCAGGGTTTTTCTTTACACCGCCCAGAAACGCATGATATAATTAAAGGTTTTGCTCACGTTGTATTTTAACCACAAAATGCGCCAAAATTGTACCACACAATTTTGGCCGGGGTCAAGCATATCCCTACAAAAAATAGGTCTTGCACCGTGAGCCAAAGCCGTGTTATGATTGCATCACTGAATAAGGAATGACTATGATGCTCGCCTCTCACTACCGTGTTCCGTCTAAACATGCCATGTGTTTGGGGTATGTGCAATATGTGCGATTTGGTGACAAGGTTACTGAATCGCACTATGCGGTTTGCCCTGATGGTACGGTTCTGGTGTCAACCCGCAATCCGTTGCATGGGCAAGACTTTGGGTGTCCGGGTTCGTGGCGTACCGCTTGCGCATTTCCCGAATACGTGCAACAATCGTTTGAATTCATCGGCAACTACCCGATTCCGGAGGTTTACTAACATGATTCTCTTTTGCTGTGGCGCTTACGGGCGCAAAGCTACCAGCGAAGATTGGCTCGCCGGTAAGGATTTTAAGGTGATTCCCGGCGGGCCGTATTTCAGCCTGCGGGATCGTAAGCTACTGAAGAAAGACGGTTACAAGACTGTTCACTTCATGGCCGACGGTATCGTGCTTTTCACTGTGGAGCTTTGATAATGTACACTCCAGTTTTTGTGCAACGTGCCGATGAAATTGGCTACGATTGCGAACGCCTGCCTGTGGGCATGGTGCGGGATCTGCAAGACTCGCACAACGTGAACCTCGATAACATCGAATCGGATTGGTTCGATTCTGACGAATTGCCGGACCATGTGCGGGTAATCGAGGATACGGAGTTTTTTGACAGGTTCGTCAACTGATTTTTATACCCGAGCGATTTGCTCGGGTATTTGCGCCAAAATTATACCATATAATTTTGGGCCGCGTCAACAATAACCTTACGAAAAATAGGGCTTGTGCTCGGCCTGGCAAACATGTTATGATTGCATTAGGCAATAAGGAGATAGCGATGTGGTTCTACATTAATTGGACTGAAAACGGTATGCGCGGTTCTACGGTTATCTGGGCACGCGATATCCATGCTGCACGCATAGCTTTTGCTCGGCAGCGTCGTTATGCTACAATCGAACGAATCACCCGCTAACAAGGAAAGAAAATGAAATTCTCTGAAAAGCTTTGGAATGTGATCGGCTGGCTTGGCACGATTCTTTCCCTTGCAGGCTCGTTTACGATGGCCTTCGGTTTTGTTCTGCCGGCCTACCTGATGCTTGGCATCGGCGCGGCCTGCTGGCTCGGCAAAGCCTACGTTACCGATGATCGCGCACTGTTCGCGCTTAATCTCGGATTTTTCGTTGCAAACTGCATTGGCATTTATAGAAATATCTAATATGAAAATCTGGGAAATTACATTCTGGAATGGTGAAATCCAAATCGTATTTGCCGAAACTCGCCGGGCTATTCGCAAGCGATATATTGGCATTCACAAAATCAATTTGGTTTGGATTAACTAAATGAAAATCGGTTTTCTGTTTCAAAAGGGAGGTTTTTGGATCGGCGTGCATTACTCCGACTATAACTGCCGATTTTGTATAAACCTTATTCCGTGCTTCACGGTTTGGGTTATGCTTAAAGGTGGAAAAAAGCCTTATTGCGCAAAGCGTTAAAACAAAATAAGGGTTTTCCCTTATTTTGCGCCAATTTTACCATGTAAAATTGGGCCCGCGCAAGCGAAAAATTGTAACAACCTGCAACACGCATGGGTATTGTTGATGCGCGCTAATAAATGTGCTAACAAAGACCCTACGAAAAATAGGGCTTGTGTGAAAACTGGCAAACGTGTTATTATTCAATCTCTGAAAAACGAAAGGCCCTGAAATGACCCGCATCGCACGAATCGCAATCTATGATCTGGACGGCACCGTGATCGATTCGACGCATCGCTACCGTACTATTGTCGGTTCGGATGGTATCGAACGAATCGACCTACAATTCTGGCGGGACAATGAGCATAAGGCATACGATGATAGCCTGCTCCCGATGCACACGCAATATTTGCAGGATTTGAATGATCCCGCGTGTTACGTCATCGTCGCTACCGCTCGCGTTATGGGCGAACCCGATTGGGAATTTGTGGCCGACAAGCTAGGCACGCCTGATTATTTTATCTCGCGTGCGGATGGTGATGTAACGTCGGGAGGTAAGCTCAAAATCCGGGGCTTGTGTAAGGTTTTGAACCTCAAGCAATTCCGGGGCGTACCTGCCGTGTTTTACGAGGATAATGCGACGTACCTCAAAACGGTTTGCGATTTTTTCGACTGTCGTGGTGTGTATATTCCCTCACGGCAAGGCCACTAAAAAGATTGACCGGGCCTAGCAAACCCGGTTATAATAGACTCTAGGCAATAAAGCCTAACAGCGATTTCCGGCTGACTCCGGTAAAGGGTGCAAAATGGCAAAAAAGCAATTCTGGATTGTAGTCGATACGGAAACGACCGTTTACGATACCGTGGCCGATTTTGGTGCTGCGATTGTGGATCGTACTGGTAAGGTACATGCACAATACGCGGTTCTGATCGCTGGCGAATTCGACGCGAAAGAATTGTTCTATGATCCGACCACTAACGGATTTTGGGGCAAGAAAGCAGCAATCGAACGGAAGGAAAAATATGTCGGCATGCTGAACGGCGGTTCGCGTATGCTGGCAAGCATTACGGCTGTTAACCGCTGGCTTGAAAAGGCATGTGGCAAATATGACCCAGAACTGACGGCCTATAATCTCGCCTTCGATGCGTCAAAATGCAAGAATACCGGAATTGACCTGAATATGTTTTCGCGTCGATTCTGCCTTTGGCAAGCATCGGTAGGTAATATTTGCGGCACGAAAGCATTTAAGCAATTCGCGCTTGCGAATCACGCATTCAATAATGCGACGCAACATGGCAATATGACATTCAAAACTAACGCTGAAATTGTGGCGGGTTTCTTGAATGGTCAATTCGTCGAAGAGCCCCATACTGCAATTGAGGATGCTATACAATTTGAGGTTCCTATTCTTTCGCATATCGTGAACAAATCGAAATGGCGTGAGAAAATCACCCCCTACGATTGGAATAAATTTCAGGTCCGGGACCATTTCCAACCGAAGTAACCATACAGCCCGGAGGGGCTTTGTCCCTCTGGGCTTTCCTGCTACAATCGAAGCAAGGAGAAAAAATCATGCTTAACCCGAATCTTTTTGTCCATGCTTGTGCAGGCCTGCTGGACGTGAAAAAGCCTATCGAAATTCGTATGAAAACCCATGCGAAGAAAAGCGAGAAAAGCATGGCCGCATTCTGTACCCCATATTACCGGCGGGATAAGGTTCTGCGGTTTGTAATTACCGTGAATCTAGAATCTGTTATCGAATCTGGATTCTGCCTGTATTCGGTTATCGCGCATGAAATATGTCATGCCGCACAATTCACGCATGGGGTATTCAACGAAAATAAACACCATGATAAGAAATTTCATAAACTCTGTGAGATACTAGAACGGGAAACGAAGAAACTTGGATTCCCTTTGCAGAAACTGTATTCCCCCATTACCGATACCGACTAACTAAACCCGCTCCGGCGGGTTTTTCTTTATTCAAAATATATTATAACCAGGCACCTGGTTATAATATATTTTGCGCCAATTTTATCATATAAAATTGCCCCGCGTCAAGCGATAGCCCTACAAAAAATAGGAATTACCAAACCTGGCGAGCATGTGCTAGGCCTGGAGCAAAGACCCTACGAAAAATAGGACTTGCGTGCGATCCTCAAAACGACGATAATAGATTTATCGAAGGTTGAAAGGGGTTCAGGATGACAGACCAAAGCCGACAATGGGCGTCGGCGGATCGCTAAATAGCCCTCCTGTTAACAAGGTTTGAAATCCTGCTAAAATTCAATCTTCCCTAACCCACTTTGCTTCTTGAAAGGATGCTGAAAATGACTGCCAAGACCGAAAAGACCGTGAACTACACCCCGGAACAGACCACCGCGATGATCGCGCAATACGTGGCCGCCCCCACTAAGGAAACTGTCGAAACGATTGCCACCGCACTTGGCAAGACCGCGCGAAGCGTTATTGCCAAGCTCTCGCGCGAAGGCGTGTATAAGGCAAAGGAATACACCAGCAAGACTGGCGAAAAGCCGGTGAAAAAGGACGCCCACGCCGATGCCATCGGTGCGGTTCTCAAGCTGTCGGAAGGTGAGATCGAATCGCTGGCGAAGGCGAATAAGACTGCACTGATCAAGATTTTCGCTGCGCTAGCGAATTCGCGTCCGATCACTCCGGAGGAATGACAATAGGGGGGAAACCCCTATTGAAATCTTGTCTGAGACTACGAGGGCCGAGAAATCCGCTCAACCGCGTTAAAGAAAGATTTAACCCGCTTCGGCGGGTTTTCTTTTGTCCAAAATGTCAATAGGGGTTTGTCCCTATTGACAAACCCAGGCGCGTATGGTACAATAAATTGTAAATGCGCCAAAAATTTGTTATAAGTTTGCGCCAATTTTACCATGTAAAATTGGTCCGTGTCAAGCACTTTGTTGAAAAACCCTGCGAAATTTAGGACTTGCCTGGCGAACCGATTTTTGGCATAATAGATTCATCGGATCAGAAAGGAAACGAAATGAACGAAAATACTTTTAACTTTGGTAACGGCCCGGTCGCCGCGAAGCGGCACAGCAATGGGGGCGGATGGGTTGCTGATACTGCGCGCGTTGCCGAAACTGTGTTTATTGGCTGCAATGCGCAGGTTTACGACGATGCGCTGGTTTTCGGCAATGCGCTGGTTTTCGGCAATGCGCGGGTTTACGACAATGCGCAGGTTTTCGGCAATGCGCAGGTTTACGGCAATGCGCAGGTTTACGACGATGCGCTGGTTTTCGGCAATGCGCTGGTTTTCGGCAATGCGCGGGTTTACGACGATGCGCGGGTTTACGACAATGCGCTGGTTTTCGGCAATGCGCTGGTTTTCGGCAATGCGCTGGTTTTCGGCAATGCGCTGGTTTACGACGATGCGCTGGTTTTCGGCAATGCGCGGGTTTACGACAATGCGCAGGTTTTCGGCAATGCGCAGGTTTACGGCAATGCGCAGGTTTTCGGCAATGCGCAGGTTTACGACGATGCGCAGCTTTACGACGATGCGCTGGTTTGCGACAATGCGCAGCTTTACGACGATGCGCTGGTTTACGACGATGCGCTGGTTTTCGGCAATGCGCATATTTAATAAAGTTAGCAAACTGTTAAAAAGTCTGCTAGAATCTAATCTCACCAAACGTAAAGGAAACGAAATGCGCTCAACCTATCAAGCTCTGATGATCGCTTCGGCGGTTATCCTAGCTCCTGTTTTCGTTCTCGGCTGGGTTTGTGGCCGCGTGCGAAGCATGTTTGTCATTGGCTACTACAAGGGCTAATTTTCAAAAAATGCTTGCAGGTCGTTCCAAAGCCTGCTAGAATCTAATCTCACCAAACATAAAGGAAACTGAAATGACTGTTCAAACCAAGCTTTCTCCCACTGACCGCGAACAACGCAAGACGCTTAAGGAATGGTTTCCTAACGTGATGCTGTTCTCGTTCCCGGTATTTGGTGTTACCGTGGGCATCGAACGCACGGGCGAAACCCTCGGCCGTTTTGCTGTTTCGCTGCAAGGTAAGGGCGAAGCTAAGTTTCGTCGCAAGGTCGGCGAACTGAAGGTTCTAGAACGCTTCGCCGATACTCGCACTCTGCCGATTCGGATGCCTGCGGATGGTACGGCAGACTGGATCGCGGATCGGATTGCTAATCTCGTTGGTTGATACCCGACCCCCTAGCGGGGTCTTTCGTAGGCCACCGTAATTGGTGGTATACTAAAGACTCTCAACCGGCAACCTAAAGGAAACTTTCATGGCCACCAAGCAAACGTATCAAGAAGCCTATTCCACGCAACCGACCCCCGGACAAATGCGCATCGTAAAGGAAATGCGCGGGGAAGTGATGGTTGGTTTCCGCGTGCAATTTGCGCGCTACAATCGCGCTTCCGGGGACTGTTCGTGGGGTAACGTGGGACGGCGCTCGTATACGCTGGACTTCGCGCGTAAGCAACGCGACTACTTTCAGGATCTGTATTGTTCGGTCCGTGTTGCTACTACCTACGAGGAAATCGTCTAATGATGCGTAAACATTTTCGGGGACTAAGGCGACTCCGACGTTACATGTAATGCCGACCGCCTAGCGCATTAAAAAGCCCTGTGCTTGACAGGGCTTTTTCGTATCCGCAATGTAAGTGAACACTCACTTACATTTTGCGC